GAACTTTGTATGGATTGTGTAAAGAAAATGATAGATGAAAATCAGAAAACTTCATTACAATAATTTGTTCTAAAAACACGGAGTGTAAGGATTGGCAAAGTGATAGCACAGTAAGTATGGCAAGAAGAAACGTTTATAAATATTGGCAAAGATGAAAAAGAAAGATAGTATTCAAATAAAAATATCAGTTTATGGTAAAGTAGTTTTGATGCATTACGAAAAAGCTCCTTTATTAAGAGATTACGAAGAGTATAGGATAGGAGAAATATTACAAAATAAAACCCCTAAGTCTATTCGTTTTTTAATAAAAAAGAAAATGATTGAGTTATTAAGTGAGGTTATCAATAACGAAAACAGTCATTTACATTGGAGATATTAAAGATACAAAAACACGTATGAAAAAACAAAGTAGTATAGAATGGTTGGTTGAGCAAATTGCAAGTAATGCTTTTGTTAAAGCATCAGACCAAATTGAAATAATTCAACAAGCAAAACAAATGCACAAGCAAGAGATTATTGATGCAACTATGTATGGATGGAGACGTTCAACAGAAGTTAATAGTATGCACCCTAATGAATATTATGAAAACACGTATGAAACAACGACTTAAACAAATCCGTGAAAAGCGATCAAAACGATTATTAAAATCGAATTGGTTGTTTTACGCACGGAAAAAAGGAAATCAAACCGAAAGAGAAATACGAACGGCAAACTGTAAAAATTACGAATTTGATTAAATTACTTAAATTAGCAATATGAAAAAATTACTTTTAATCTCCGCTTTAGGCTTGTTTGCTTGCGGAAAAATAGAAAATAAAATTCAAGGTACTTGGATAATGAAAGAAATGAAACTTCACGATCAAACTGATTGGTTTCAAATTCCAAGCACAGAAGAACCCGTTTTAATCACAAACGATTCAATAGGGAATCCGTGGGCGTCAAAGTATCACATCATTGATAAAAACAAAATGCAGTTTTTTAAAAATGGTGAATACATTAAAATTGACATCAAAAAAGACAATATGACTTTTACACTCAATGGTGATTCACTAAAATTGGTAAGACTATGAAAAACTTTCTATTCGGAATATTAGGATTTATCCTTTACATTCAATGCAGACTAATTCATTTACCCGTTTTTTGGCTTGGTTTTCCTTCGCTTCAAATGTGGATTACTCAAAACGAAATGATGAAACGCCACATTGTTACATTGGTAGCGTTTTGGATTAATCTTGTTTTATTCATCTTCTTTGGTTGGTGGGTACTGATTGCACTTGCAATTCAGATTTTGATTATATTTGTCATTATTAACCGTCAAACAAAAAAATCATGACAGATAAGCAACTCAAAACAATTGGTGAATATTGCTTCACAGAAATCAAAAGAAATCGAGCGTTCAGAAGAGAGGTTTCAAGATTGCCATTGGGTATGCAAATTCTTTTTATTGTTGACCACGAAAGCCAATATCAAGATGAACCAACAGAAGAAATTCAACCAAAAAAACTATCTCGTTTCAAACGATTCATCAATCGAATGAGAAACGTTTTCAATAACGAATATACACTTTATAAATCATGAGACATCTAACTGAAAAAGAATTACAAGCAATTGATTTATCTGTGAAGCTTTGGAATGCTATTGTTGAATTAGACGTTTTGCACCCAATGGAAAATCAAGAACATTGTAGAGATATTCACAACATTCAAAATAGATTACAATCAAGGGTTTTTTTAAGTGAAAAATCAGACCCTTGTAAAAAGTCTTGGAATGAAGTCAATTTAGGCGCATAATGGAAACACAAACGGAACTAAATAAGCTTTGTTACAATGTAGTTAAAATCATTGAAGACGAAGCATTACCGCTTACTAAAGCGTGTGAAAAAGTAGGTGTAAAAAGAGGTAGTTTTTATGATGAGTTGAATAGAGATACAGAATTATTCGACACATACACGCGCGCGCGAGAAATTAGAGCAGATAAAATCTTTGAAGAAATACTTGAAATTGCACAATATCAAAGTGAAGTTGATTTATATGATAAAAGAATCGAAAATTTAAAAAGTAAGTAATTAACCAAAACACGGTATCCATTCAGTTTACCGTGTTTTAAAACAATCAAATTATGCCACAAAGAACAACATATAGAGAAGATTTTAAAAGCAACGTGAAAAAATTCATTTCAGAAACGGGCGTTTCAATCTCACAAATCGCAAATCATGAAAGCGTAAACTATTCCAACACGGGAAAAATCAAAGAATTTGTTTTCCAGGACAAAGGAACAATGACGCTTGATGTTGCTGATAAAATTATGAATTTCATTTCAAACTATAAACGATGAATACAAGAAACCAAAATGATGATAATTGGTATTTGAATACCTTTTTCGATTCAATCAAAGTGTTTTTTATTTTGGTTGTAGTTGGATTGATTTGCGGAACAATCTATTTAAGACAATGCACAACAAAATTGGATGAACCAAAACAGAATCTTAGAGTTCCGTATAATCCAACATACACAAAACCCGAAATTGCGGATTCAACAAAACATGATTGGAAAAATGATGATGGGGTTTGCATTGAAAGAAGAATTGTGTACGATCAAATGTTGAATGAGAAATTGGCTAGGCAACGGTAAACGGCTTTGCGATGGTGGGGAAATCGAAGCCGAAAAGTTGAATTTATTACTAATGTTTAATCAAGGTACAAATGTTTGTTTTAGCACTAAAGCCCCACTATTGCAAAACCGTTGTTATGTGCCGTTTTTCTTCGGAATATGAAAAAGTATCAAATAATATATGCAGACCCAGCGTGGGAATACAACACAAAAGAATGTTTGGCTAAAACATCAATACTTAATGGGGAATTGAATACCCATTACAGCACAATGACATTGAAAGACTTAAAAGCATTGGGTGTGCAAAGTATTTCAGATAAAAATTGTATGCTTTTTTTATGGGTTGTAAGTCCGATGCTAAAAGAAGGTATTGAAGTGATGGAAGCGTGGGGTTTCAAATATGCTACAATAGCTTTTATATGGCATAAGCAAAGAACAAACCCTGGACACTATACAATGAGTGAGTGTGAAATTTGTTTGGTTGGGAAACGTGGTACAATACCAACTCCGAGAGGTGCAAGGAATGTAAGGCAGTTTTTATCTGAAATGCGTGGCAAACATTCTTCTAAACCAAATGAGATAAGAAACAGAATTGAAACAATGTTTCCAACACAAAACAAGATTGAATTGTTTGCTCGTGAAAAGCACGAAGGCTGGGATGTTTGGGGTAATGAAGTTGAGAGTAGTGTCGCTCTTTAAAATGGCACATAACTAATGTATATGAGCGAAAAAAATATTAACTACCAATTGATTATCAATTCATAATCTATATTTCACCGCAAAAAACAGCTCATTCACCGCAAATAAAAAAGACTTATCTACATACATAGTATATTTGTATCAACAAAAAAAATAAACAATATGAACAGCACAAACACACAATTCAGCAAAGAAACATTCATTCAACTTTGCGTCTTACTTATGAATGACGCATCAACAGAAGACTTAGGAATTGACGTAATCGATAGCATGCTTTACGGTTACGCATCTTCAACATCAATGCCTCATTTAATCGACAATGTAAGAGGTGATAATTGGGCAAAATTCATTGACGATTTATCGACTCACAGCCTTAAATTAAACATTCAAAATCTGTATGAAGAACATTTCGAGGGGGTGGTATTTATGCCATTCGATTCAATTATGAGTATGGAAGAATATGCAAAAGAGGTTTTAGGCTTCTAATTTCAAATGTCGGAGGGTAACACCTCCGACTAATTTTTAAACAAACAAACAAAACAAATATGAGTAATAAAATAATAGTATCGGAATCAGAATTGTCATTAGTTGAAAACAATGCATTAAATGCAAAACAATTGAGTTTCTTGCTAAAGAAAACACCTGAAAAATATCTAAGAACTAGACCAGCGAAAGGAGGCGGTACGTGGCAATATGTTAGCGGTGGATACGTGCGCAAGTGTTTGAACTTGATGCTAGGATGGGATTGGTCATTTGAGATAATCGAACAGCTTATAATGCATGGTGAGGCAATTGTAAAAGGTAAATTGACGTGTAATGTAAACGGCCGGGTAATAATCAAAACCCAATTCGGGAATAAAGACATCATGTATAGAAAGGCACTTGACGAGCAAGGAAATAAAGTACCACTATCAATTGGGAATGATCTAAAAGCCGCCGCAACGGACTGCCTAAAAAAGTGCGCTGCCGAGCTTGGTATTGCTGCGGACGTTTACAGTGCTGATGAATTTCGGGAAATAGATGTTGTGAGTAATGAAGATACAGAAATGGATTTACTTGACCTATTCGAGCTAAAGAAAGAATCATTGTCACCAGCACAACTTGCAGATGCTGAAAGGATAATCAACAACAAAGAAACAAATTCATATTCAAAATTATTAAAAACACTTCAAACAGCCTAACATGGATAATAGATTAAGATGGGGAAGGTTCACGTCCTCGAATAACGGAGATTTAATGACAAGGGCAAAAGATAAAGTTTCATTCGGTGCGCCTGCGCTATCGCTTATCAGTGACAAAGCAATGGAGCGAAAACTTGGTAGGTCTTTAGACGTAGAAAACAATGCACGTCCTTTGCAATGGGGCAAATGTGTTGAATCTGTTCCATTTGAATTGTTAGGAACTGAATATAAAATGTGTTCAAGTGAAACAATTGTGAATCCATTGTATCCATTTTGGAGCGGAACTCCCGACATGATAAAATATGTAAATGATGAAAAAGTAGTATGTGACATAAAATGTCCTATCACATTAAAATCATTTTGCACATTGGTTGATGCTTACGAGCGAGGTGGCATTCAAGAAGTAAGAAAAGCCCACAAAGAAGGTGATACATATTACTGGCAATTAGTGAGCAATGCAATTCTAACAGGGTGTAGTAAGGCTGAATTAATTGTTTACATGCCTTATGAATCGGAACTACACCTAATCAAAGACGAGGCTAGCAAACATGGCTTCCAATGGATAACTTTCTCCATGGACTGCGAACTGCCATTTCTTATTGATGGAGGCTTTTATAAGAACATAAACTTATTATCATTTGACATACCTCAAGATGATATAGATGCATTGACTAGTAGCGTAATCGAGGCGAATAGACTATGTGGGAATGACTCTCAACTACCCACCATTCACGATCCACAACTACCAAACACAGTTCTATTCGATTCACCGCAATAAAATCGCATTTAATCGAAAATAAATAAAATAGTAAATAGTTAGATTTAAATTTGATTAAAATTACAAACATGAGAGAAATAAAATTTAAGGCAAAAAAAGCAAATAGCAATGAATGGATTTTCGGAATGCCAACACATGACCTCAAGTATATGTTCAATGAAACGCAAATGGATTCGCCTGATAATTATGAAATTATTCCTGAATCAGTATGCCAATTCACAGGACTTCAAGATAAGAATGGGGTTGATATTTATGAAGGTGACCAATTACATATTTGTGCTGGTTATTCTTCTACGGTGGAATTTCAAGATGGTATGTTTGTTTCAGTTTATGAACACCCCGAAGATGGTGAAACAATACCTTTATTAGATGCAATTGGGAAATATACTGTTGTTGTCGGCAACATTCACGACTAAACTAACATAAGCTAATCTATATTTTACTTTAACAATGATAAACTAACATAGAATGAAAAAACAAGCAACACATTTTATTGAACAATGGGTGGTAAAATCTAAGGAAGACCATTTTAGATTTACAGAAGTTACTCCAATTGAAAACTTAAAACATGCAATAGACGCTACAAAATTTTTGAGGGATGAACTCAAAACAGTCTGCATATTCAAAATCAAGTGCAAAAATAATTAAACTCGGTTTTTATTGACGTTGAACCTGCCAACGTAGTCAAGCAGGAGTAGTTCTTAAATCTGAAAATGGGTGGCACTCTTAGGGAGTGCCACCACATGGGGGTGTGTTGAAATTGGCATACAAGCAACCATAAGAGTTGTGGGTGAAAATCCCTTGTAGGTTCGAGTCCTACCATCCCCACAACACTTACTCCGATAGATAAGTTTGATAAGGTTAAGTAGAAATGTGATTATACTTCATGGAAAGGTGTATAGCGAAACGCACATGAGCGGACGGTAGAAGGAGACTTAATCGAGGCAAACCTTGCTGGCATACCAAGACTGTATGCCACTTTTTAAAACTTAAAAATAATATGAACCATCTCCAAGAACTAACCCAAAAAATTAGAACTGCATTACCTCGATTAATGCAATTAGAAGTCGGCTGCATTGTATCTGAAGCATTCGAAACGTACAGAGTTATTCATATGGATTCTAAAGGGATTACCGTTGTAAATAAAAATAACGAAGTGTTATGCTACACAAGTTGCGAAGCAAAAGACCTAAAAATAGAAGGCAAAGAGCCAATGCTAAACGATGTGTTGGAATGGATTAATAAAGAGCCTCGAGCAGGCATTTTAGACATAATGGGATTTAATGGTATTTGCCAATGGAACTTATCTAACCCATTCCTCCATCAACAAGACCAAGAAACAATTGAATTTTTAAACAAACTAAAATAAAACCATGACAAATTACTCCATCATCATGCACGAAAAAATGTTCGACAAAATCGCTAGTCAATACGATTACGATAGTCACATGAAATACTTTAGCCCGCATGTAAAATCGGTAATCAGTAAAATATGCCACCATTACGGAATCAAATCGGAATGGCTGTTTATTCCTCGCAGAAATAAGGAAATAGTAATGGCAAGGCATGTCTTCAGATATTATTTAAAGAATATCAACAAAACTTTTTTGAGCGATACGAAAATAGGAGTGCTTACAGCTTATGTAACATCGGATCACACAACTGTAATGAATTCTACTAAAGCGATAATTAACGAAATGCGATACAATGACGATGTAAAAATGATTATCACCGAATTAGAAAAAATTGAAGAAGATAGATATGTGAAGACAGAACAAAAATTTTCTAACATTAGTATTCTAATCAAAAAATCAATTCTCGAAAACAAAATCAAATTGACCGAAACAATTCCTAATCATGGTATACTTAAATTATGGAGTACACAAAATATTTAATATATGCAAAAACAACTAATAAAAGTCCTCAGCAAACACGGTAAACGAAATCCGATTAAAGAAAAAGAATTGGTTGCTGAAATGAGAAATCAATTCCCAAATCTAAAATATTCAGCAAGGCAATTGAGAAATGATGTTCAAGCAATAAGAACACATAACCTCATGCCACGTAAATGGATAGTAAGTGGTAATTTTGGCTACTATGTTACCTCAAATGAATCAGATGTCCGACTATGGGCCAATTCGTATTTATCACGAATTAAAGACATGGCACAAGTGCTAAACGGTCTCAAGAAACGATACAAAGATTATAATTATTCACTGGAATTTTAAATGAAATAATTATGAATTATGAAACTTAGACATTATATTTGTGCAATAATCGAGCGGTCCAATTAATAGGCTCAATTTAAAAACTTATTGCCCTTTATCAGAAAGCTATCTTGGACCATAGCGAGTACGGTGAAGGGCTTTTATTTTATGAAAAAAGAAATAGCAGAAAAACTAGGATTAGGTGAAAGGTCGGTAAATTTAATATTACAAAACAAAGAGTTATGTGATAGGATTTTAAAGGAAACGCCAATAAAAATATTTCATGTTTGTGAAAAGTATGGAATAAGCTTAAGTAATTTAAATACTTTGATTGATAAGGGCATAATAAGTAGCTTTAGTAATAAACATAAAAAAGGTTCACCAGTTTTTGTATTTGAAGAAGAGATTATTCAATACTTTCAAATTAATTATAATAATTCTAAGCATTACAAGTTATACGAAAAAATAGGAAGGCTTTTTTTAATTGCATGTAGGGATATTTTAACAGAAAGAGAATATGATTCATTGGCAGATGTATTTTATAAAGATAAAAATAATTTATCCCAACAAATTTCACAAGAGCGTATAAATCAAATTAGAAAAAAGGCATTTAATAAACTATACAGGTATTCTGATAAAATGAAATTAAATACTGAAATTATGATTATTGAAGATAATTTACAAAGACTATTAGAAAAGAAAAGAAGTATTGAAAGAACAGTAAAAAAAGAAAAAGATAGTAAAGAAATTGAACAAAAAAAATTGATTCATTTGTATGATTTAGACTTAAGTGTTAGGGCGTTTAATGTTTTAAGTAATGCAAATATTAAATATTTGGGCGAATTGATACAATACTCAATTGATGATATTACTAAATTTAGAAATATGGGTTCACGTACTTTAGATGAAATCAAAAATAAATTAAAAGAATATGGGTTTGAATTGTCAAAATATTAATAAATTTAGTATATTTGCAATAGCTACCAATACTTAATACGAGAATGAATAATAATTTAACTTTTAATCCCTTTTACAATTGCATGACTCGTATCATGGTAGCCTTTTGTAATTGGGGTTATTTTTTTTATTATGGCAGAAAATAAAAAATCATTTATAGCTTATTCCGACTGGAAAGAAACATTTGATAAATTACCAAACGAAATCGCAGGGAAATTAATCAAACACATATTTGCTTATGTCAATGATGAAAACCCAATAAGTGATGATTTTGTCATTGAAGCTGTGTTTGCTAATATTAAAAATACACTTAAACGTGATTTAGATAAGTGGGAAAATCAACTCCAACAACGAAGTGAGGCAGGTAGGAAAAGTGCAGAGCAACGAAAAGCAACGAAAAGCAACGACCGTTCAATTTCGTTGAACGAAACGACACGAAATTCAACTGATAGTGTAAGTGTAAGTGTAAGTGATAGTGTAAATGTTAATGAAGAAATTATAAAAGATAAATCTTTTAATTATAAAACTTTTTTAAATGATTTAATTTGTGATGAAGATTTAGTAAATGATTATATGAAAGTTAGAAAAACAAAAAAAGCATCAAACACAAAAACAGCATTTGACGGGTTAGTAAATTATTGCACAGAAAATAATTTTGATTTGCACGAAGCGATAAAAATCATGGTAGAAAATTCATGGGTAGGATTCAAAATTGAGTGGGTAGAAAATTTAAAACCAAAAAAAACGAATCAAACACCACAACGAGAACCAACCAGAGGTGGTGTGCCATTAACTGAATTAATAAAATTAGATAAATTAATTTAAAAAAATAAATCATGGAATTACAAAAAATAACGGAAGAAATCAAAAACATGAATTTGGAGGTGCAAAATGTATCGAGATTAACGATTACATTTGGCGAACATGCGGGAAATATTTTAAATGCCGTAGAAATCGAACATAGGGGCGCAAATTTGGCTTTAAATGCTCATTACATAGCATTACCCTTCATTAGCAAAAATATAGACTATTGGGGCTATAAAGGAGATAATAATATTTATGTGCTAAATCCTGAAAAAAATATCAAAAATGATTTTAATTCGTGGTGCGCTATGGTCGGGATAAAATACATGCCAGACCAGTTCCAATGGGATGATTTGAAAGACTGTTTAATAAACGATTTAGGAATGCACAACGAGGAATCTATAAAAGTCGCAATTAAAATGAATTTGAAGCAGGACCAACCAATTGAACCTTTTGGATTAATTAATCGAGTTTTTCTTACTAAAATAATAGTTAAGTATGAGGCATTGCTTAAATCAGCAAACAAACGAGCCTTGGAAATCAGAGAGAAATTAAAGCCAGTCCAGGAACTTACGCCAGAACAAATCGACATTAAAATGAGGGCTGACATAATCGACATATTTGAGGAGCGAAAAGCAGATGATGATAGGCATAGTATCAAGTATCTATCATATCCGATTTATGAATATCTGCTAAAAAAAGGGAATCTGAACCCGACAACCGAGCAAAAGTTGGAATCAATGTCAATGGCTCCAGAGATTCTATTTGCGATGAAATCAAAAATAATGCCACCGAAAGAATTGAATGATTATAAAAACGATGTGAATAATACGAAGAATCACAAGGATTTAATCGATGTGGCAAAATGTATCTTGGTCCGTGACTACTTCAATTCTATAGAAATCTTGCAAATCGAAATCATTAACAAATAAAATTTATGACAAAGAAAAAAGTATCAAACGAAGCAACAAACTCCGTATTGCGTAAGGATGTTATTATCGGTAGTTTTATTGTCGAGAAAGGAAATACATCTTTCTGCGATGGGCACGGGACAAGGTATTGGCGTTTTATGGCAAAAGGCTTGAAACGTAAAGTTGAACACTTTATTGAAACCTTTGACAATGATTTAAGGCACAATGATAAATACCATTGTTACATTGATTATGGTGGATGTATTGGCTATCGGTCATTTGATACGAACAACTTTAGAGAAGCAGTAAAATGGATGATGGAACGTCTGAAAAATTACCGCTAATTTCGGGGTTTTGCGATGGTGTGGCTTCAAAGTACAAATGTTCAAATAAAAACTAATTAACAAATAAAATAAAATAAAATGAGAAAACAAGATTTAGAAAAACTATTACCAACAGAATCGGAAAAAGATAACATGTGGTTTGAAGAATGGAGAAGTCGTCCTTTTAAAGAGAATGGCGAACTCTATAATGAATCACATAAAGTAACTTTTGAACATGCCCAAAAAATACTTATAGATTATCTGTTAAATAAATGCACCAACTTAACAGAAAGTGAACAATTAGCTATTGACGACTATAAAACAAATAAAATTTCAGCAGTTAAATTCTTAATGGCAGAAAATAACATTGGATTGAAAGAAGCTAAGGATTTTCTTGATAAATATACTCATTCACCTCAAATAATAGCGCATTCACCGCAATTGTTGTAAAAAATGTTTGAAATAGTTAGCATAATCAAAATGAAGGGGTTACATTTGTACTATAATTAAAAACAAACAAAATGAAAGCATCAGAAATTCAAACAAAAATATTAACTGAAATAGGGTTAAAAACATCAGTAAAAAAATATTCAACTGGCTCTATGATGGGTTATGTTAGAATTATGCCAATATTTCAAAATGGTTCTTACCCATCATTCCCTTTTGAGTTTGTTCAAAAATTAAAAGCTGAACTAGCTGGATTTGATTACGCTAATAAGCCTGTTTTTTGCACTTGTTCAGATATTAGTGTTTATCAAATTGAAGATGATAGAATACAGATGAAAAAAGAAAGCAAACCCAAAGATGTAGATACTAACAAAATAATGAAAGGGTGGGGTTCAAAAAACTCTCAAATGAGATTAGATAAAGCTACTTTAAGAAACGCTAAAAAAATGAATAAAGGTGGAGTTGCAAGGTATTACTAAAAAAAGGGGTGGCACTCGTAAAAATGCGGGGCGTAACCCTAAATACAACGAAGAAACTAAAACGGTTGCTTTTCGATGCCCGATTTCAAAAGTTGATGATCTGAAAATAATTATCAAGTCTAAACTTTCGGGGTGGGCGGTAAAATAAAAACTAAAAATGAAAGAACAAATACTAGGAATGGATAAAGAAATGTTTTCATGGATGATGACATTGATTATAATCCCATTATACATATTAATTATGTTTCATATAAAATTACTAATAGATTATTTTCACAATAAAAAAAATAAACGCTTTAAAAATGGACGTTCGAAAATGGCATGATAAAAATTCGATAATTACTTAGGGTAAATTACACATGGGACAAAATAACTATATCGGAATTGATCCAGACGTGACAAAATCGGGAGTCGCATTCTATGAAGCCAAAACAAAGAAACTCGAATTATCAAATTTGACTTTCTTTCAATTATTTGATTATCTGAAATTTGTAAAAGAACAAAAAACTGAAAACAAAAACGTGGTTGTAGTCATTGAAGCAGGGTGGTTGAATAAGTCTAACTGGCATATGGTATCTAAAGGGAGTTCAAATATTAACGCTCAAATCGGTCAACGAACAGGCGCGAACCATGAAGTAGGTAAAAAAATAGCTGAAATGTGCGAGTATTTAGATTTGCCTTATGAATTAGTAAAGCCGACAAAAAGGAAGGTGACGCACGAATACTTTAAAGCATTGACAAATATAATTGGTAGAACGAATCAGGAACAAAGGGATGCTGGGATGTTGGTAATTGGGAGGAAGTAAAAAAAATAGTAACTTTGTAAAATGAAATATAAAGATGACCCTCCAGATGGATGGGGTGGTTGTTAAAAATTAAATTAAATATGAAAAAACTAATAACAATTGTAGTACTAGCAGTAATCTTCGCTAGTTGCTCAAAATCAGAAAAATTAGATTACCAATGCTGGAAGTACTCCATTGATACATCTGGAAACAGATTAATCGACCTCAGTAGTCTACATTATAAATCCTTCAAATCAACGAAGGATAAACAAGATTATGAGGTCAAAACAATGTCGAGATGTGAATTAAAATAGATTATTATGGCAAAAGATGAAACACCCAAAAAACGCCCGAAAGTGCCATTCAATGGTAATGATAGAGGTCAAGGCTTTACAAGTGAGAGACAACCAAGCCCAGAGGCAAAAAAAGCGGGTTGGGAAGCAAAGCGAGCAGAGCGCTTATTGACCCAAAAAATAATCGAAAAAATGACGAATGGTCAAAAATTAGATGATTATGTGGAGGCATTGTATAATGCTGCTGTGTTGGGCAATGCCAAGGCAATAGATACTATTAACAAAGGAATCGAAGACCAAGTAGAAAAAATGGAAGTTAAACATGAAGGAACTCCGCCAATTCAAATAGACCTGTGATAATCAAGCCAAACCCACTTCCACCATTTGACCCATTGTACCAATTACCAGAAGATACATGGATGATTTTCAACGTCGGAGGTCGTGGAGGTGGTAAAACATATGAGATTAGCAAATGGGGTAATTTAGAAGCAATTGCCAAGGGTAGAAGAGTAGTTGTTTTGCGTGATGAAAAAACAACAATATCAGATTCCATTCTAAATGAAATCAAGAATCGATACATTGAACTCAATGAAAAATCAAATGGGTATTTCGATACGATTTATGATTTTCAAAGTAATGAATTAAAGAAGCCGAAAACGGATATTGAACCAGAAAAGAAGTTGATATTCACTAAAGGGTTCAGAGCTTCATCAAATTCAAAGACTGCGAATTTAAAATCAATATCGGACATAGATGTGGCAATAATTGAGGAAGGTGAAGACGTTGTAGACGAGCAAGCATTCAACCGATTTGCTGATGGTGTAAGAAATCAAGGTAGCGTAATTGTAATAAATATGAATACGCCAGACATGAATCATTTCTTCATCAAACGGTACTATGACCTCATTGATAGTGAGTTCGAAGGCTATTACAAGTTAGTTCCAAAAAATATAAAAGGTGTAGTATATATATTTTCCGATTACACAACAAACCCACATTTGCCAGAACACATCAAAAGAAAATATGAGGCGTACGGAGACCCTACCTCAACATTTTATGACCCACATTATTACATAACTCAAATAAAAGGGCTTTGCTCGAGTGGGCGCAAAGGGCAAATCTACAAAAATTGGAAATCAATAAGCAACGATGAGTTTAACCAAGTAGCTGTAAAATCAGTATTTGGTTTAGATTTTGGGTGGAGCGAGTCCCCAATGGCATTATCGGAAATTAAAGTAGAGGGCGGGAGATGCTACAAAAGACAATTGTTGTATGAGAGAAATCTAAATACCATTGAATTAGCAGTGAAATTGGTTCAACTGGGCATAACGAGCAATGATTTGATAGTTGCAGATAGTGCAGAGCCTTTGGTAATTGGCAAACTTCGTAATGGTTGGACTGCTGATGAATTACCTAATGGCTATGCCGAAAAGTACCCACAACTACTCAATGGATTTTATATCATGCCCGCAATTAAAGGACCTGGTTCAATACAAGCGGGCATTAACCGAGTCAATGAATATGAAAACTTTTTAACAGAGGATTCGAGTGATTGGTGGGAAGAATATGTTAAATATTGCTGGGCGTTAGATAAAAACAAAAACCCGACTGATGAACCCCTAGACGACTTTAATCACCTGATGGATTCCGATAGATACGCATTGATGGCGAAGGGTCGTTTGTGGTAAATAAAAAACCGACCATCACTGATCGGTTTAATAGAAAATATCCAACTATGAATTAAGAACTACAAAACTATGAAAAATAATTAATAAATCGTAGGTAAGATTGGGGGTTTAAAATAAATTTGTACAATTAATTAAATATGTATTATTTTTGCACTAGATAGTTTTTTTCACCAGCCTATCCTTGCAAAGTACTGATGTAAATCAGCATGAAAGGAATAGGTTCAAAATGAAGTGGTTTGTCAAATTTAGCACTCAGAATGGGTCTTGCTTACGAAGCTGTAAAACAGGCTTTGGCGACCAAATCAACTCCAATACACGGTAACCACGTAAGTGGAATAAACACGAATAGCGATACATTCTTCGAGATAATGGGGTCATCTGTTTTCTTCGAGTCCTACAATACATCCTCCAAAACTGCAAAGGTTTACAAAGAGTGCCCGCCACTTAATTACATTTTAAATCAAAAGAATCTACAGCTTACCAATGGTAAATTTGTGTGCAATCGTGTGTTTGACAATGATAAGCGGACACAAGTAAAAGACAAGTCGTTGCTAAAAATATTGAATTACCCGAATCCATTGGAGACAGGCAAACAATTTATTGCGAGGTTAAATACAATTCTAAAACTATTCCGGTATTGCCCAGTTTTAAAAGTAAAATCGGTAGGGTTCGAATCAGATGGAGTTCAAGAGTTATGGATTTTGCCACCGAATAAATGTAATATCCTTCTATATAAAAACAAACCATTCCCTAATTCGATACATGATGCGATTGAAAAGTTTGAATTAATTGGAGACGATGGTAAGAAAACGGTTCTAAACAAAGAAGATATTTATTTTTTTACATCCTTAGATGTTAGTATTGATAATTGCATATTGCCCGAATCAATTCTTGAACCTTTGCGATACCCTATAAATAATATCATCAAGAATTATGAAGCCCGTGGCGTGATTACCGAGCGTCGAGGCGCACTAGGGATTCTGAGTCCTGATGCGTCAGATTCAGCAGGAGCTGTTCGTGCCACACCAGAACAAAAGGAAGACCTCCAAAATGCTTATCGTAAATATGGTTTTGCTAAGGACCAATGGCAAATTATAATTTCCACTATATCAATGAAGTTCACGCCAATGGCTATGAATATCAGAGATTTGATGCTGTTGGAAATGAATGAAGATGATATTATGACTTTGTGCGCTGCGTTAGGATTCAAATATCAGTTGTTACCGTGGGGGTCAAAGACAGCGTTTGCAAATCAAAACATCGGGGAGAAATCACAATACCAAAACTTTACAATACCTGAAGCTAATAACCTCATGTTTCAGTTCACAGACTGCACAGAGGTTGATTTATTGAACATTGAATACAAACTTGACTATAGCCATGTAGAAGCATTACAAGCAGATGAGAAGCAGAAATCAGAGGTAAGGCGCAATAATGTGCAGTCAATAACACTGCAATTCAGCAAAGGCTTAATCAATTACGGTCGTGCAATGGAATTACTTGAGGAATCCGACAGCGTAAAATCTGAATACGCAAAACTATTCATCTATGATCCAGAATTACCACAAGAAATAAAGGATTTATTCAAGCAACCGATTAAAGAAGACACATCACAAAATCAAAATAACAATGAGCAAAACAACGAAGGAAATCAAGCAGATAATCAAGGATAGAGAAATAATTATTAAGTCAAAAAAAATAGTAAAGAAATGATTACGGAAATAATAAGCAAAGAAGCATTCGAACAATTAGACGCAGTAATTGCCAAAATAAAAGAGGTAAGAGCGATGTTTATGGATATGATGGGGCTTAAATATGAGTGCATCAAAGAATTAACTATCGACCATGAAAACGGGGAATACTCTACATATTACGTGCCTAGAACATTTTCGTATAAAGATATTCAGAATCTGAGCGATGATGCAATAAAAGAACACTTTAAAATTATTCAAGAATGATACCACAATTCACAACCAAAGAGGAGCTTTCTGATTTTATTGCAAACGAAATGAACGGTGATAAATCACGGTTCATGAAGTTGCGCAAGTCGTCAATTAAGCATGCGGATGCTGTGTCATTCAATTATTCGGAACCTAATAGAGACGAAGCGGTGAAAGAATTGGGAGCAAGCGAAGATGTGAACCCGACTGAACTACGTGTGAAAGTGGTAATCAATACAACAAACATTTTAGACTCTCATGGGGATGTTCACATTCCAGGGCTCTGGAATAAATCCTTGAAGGAAAACAAATCATTGCTTCATTTGCAAGAACACAAACAAGCGTTTGACATGCTTATAAGTGATGAAGTCACAGCCTCTGCGAAGATGTTCACATGGAAATCACTTGGTTATAATTATGAAGGGAGCACACAAGCCTTGTTATTTGAATCCGTAATTAAAGCTGAGGATAATGCGTATATGTTTGATAAATACCGAAAAGGCAAGGTTAAAAATCATAGCGTTGGAATGTATTATGTCAAAGAATTATTTGCCTATAATTCAACTGATAAATATTGGGCTGATGAAAAAGAAATTTACGACACATACATCGACCAAATAGTGAATAAGGAATTGGCAGAGGAGAAAGGATTTTTCTTTGTTGTCAAAGAAGCAAAAGCAATTGAAGGCAGTGCCGTATTGATAGGCTCAAACCGAGCAACTCCGACAATATCAGTAGTAGAAAATAAAGAAGCCGTCAAGGACACTTCTGAAATCATAGAGCCGCCTATTGGCACTCAAAAAAGCTATTTAGACATAGCACAAACAATATTATTAACTCAAAAAAACATTAAAAAGTAATGAAAAAATTACAAGAAGGTGCGTTAAAAGCGGACAATACACCGTACAGCGCAGAAGAAATCAAAACAAACAATGAGTTTGTTGAATTGGTTCAAACCGCTGTAAAAGAAGAAACGGCGGGATTGATTACCAAAGAACAGCACATCGAAGCGGTTGACAATGCAATTAAAGTAGCAACAGAGCCTATGCAAAAGGAGTTGAAAAAACTTTATGATGCAGCTATCAAACAAGGTTTGGAATTGTCGACAATTAAAGGCAACGGAAGCGTAAAGGACATGCTTACAATTGAAAAGCAATTAGACCCACACATCGATACATTGCGAGCAATGAAAGGGAACAAGGGCAGCCATGATTTTGTTATCAAAACAGAATATACCAGAGCTTCAGTTACATCTAATCCTATGGGTTATATGCTACCTGAAATCGGTTTAATTGGCGGGCCTAAATTGGGCTTGTTCGCAGTATTCCCAACAGTTGCAATTGGCCCAGAATCAAACGGTGTTATTCGATATATCGACCAAACATTAGGAACTAAGAATGCCGCTGCCACTGCTGAAAGTGCTACTTACAATGAGTCGGCAATTACATTCCAGGGCTACACATTGCCAATTGAGAAAATCGGTTCAACTATTCCAATAACTGACGAGGTGTTCAGACACACAGCACGATTAGCAGACGAAATCGGCTTGTTTATGCAAACAGACGTTGCAGCAGCGGTCGAGTCTAATCTTGCAGTGGGTGATGGTAATACTCCAAATTTGAAAGGGGTTTACACAAGTGCTACAGCTTACACAGCATCGGCAGCAGGCGTGCAAGATGCTAACATTTTCGACTTGCTTGTAAAAATGAGCGAAGACATCACGGGCAATATCACTTATGGTGGTAAATACATGCCAGATGTAGCGATCATGAATATTTCGGACATCAACAAAATGAAGTTGAAGAAAGACGCAAACAACAACTACATAATCCCTCCTTTTGTTTCCGCTGACGGTAAACAAGTGAATGGAATAACAATTATCGAAAGTCCATTTATCGCAGCGAATACGCTTGTAATGGGTGACCGTAGATTTGCACGTATCTACACAGATGGTGAAGTAGAAGTTGGGTTTAACTATGTTGCGTCAGATTGGAAACAAGACGTAATCACAATGAAAGCTCGAAGATTCCTTGCATTGTTGGTTCGAACGGTTGACGCAACTGGATGGAGAAAATCAACTGACATTGACGCAGATTTAGCAACTATTTCAGGCGTAGTAGTTCCTTAGTAATCACAATTAAAAATTAAAAATCATGGATAGCAAAAAGAAATCAACACGCAAGCAAAAAGAAGTAATTGAAACTTCTATAATTGAAGACACTATAAAAACTAAAGCAATAGAATATGTTGAATTAGTTGGACTTGGCGGCCCCTTAAAGAAAGGTGTTAATTACAAATTCCCTAAAAAATCGGCTGACGTGTTGGTTTCTAAAGGCTATGCCGAAATCGTTTAACAATTAAAAATTTATAAAATAACATGAAAAAAATAATGATTATGCTGATGTTTTCAGCAATTCTATTCGGGTGCCAAAGAAGTGGCAATTCCCAAATTACACTGTACCATGCTGGTACGGGTGGAGGTATTTCAAATATTACCAGCAAAACTACTGACACGTTGGTAAATACTACAGCGGAGTTCTTTATTACCCGAACCGCTGCTTTGAATAAAACAGTCGGAGGTAACTACGTGCATTACTTCACCGCTGCAACCATTACAGGAACTCCAGCAACGGTAACAGTAGTTCAAGAAGGCTCATACAATGGTGTAACATGGTTTAAACTCACTGGCGCAAGTGGGGTAGATGGTAATAATTGTGATACGCTAACATTCACTCCCACGACTGCCACACAGTATAAGTTAACATCAAATGTCGGAGGCGGTAAATGGGTGTATGGGGCTCAATGGTTTAATGTTGGGGCGAGGGTATTATTTACCAGACTTCGATTTATTCCGAGTGGTACGCAAACCGTATCGATTAGCGCAGTAAACAACCTTCCATTTACTAAATAATGGCTGCAATATTCGTTCTATACACTCATTTTGTCGGTAATATCGAATTGCCTAACACTGCATCCACTACTCCAGAGGGTGCAGCGTTGGCAATTTCTATGAATAAACTCGAACCTCTTTTTTTAGAAAATATCTTAGGGTATAAAATGAAAAAAGATTTGTACACTGCAATGGATGTGGTAACGCCTCCGACAAGTGGCATTTGGTTTGATTTATGCAATGGAAAAGAATACACCGACCGGTCCGGTAAACTACAGAAATGGAATGGATGGAAAACAATTGGGTTAAATCCAATTGCAAACTACATATATACCATTATCCAAGCTGAGCGAATCAGTAGTACTACTGGGGTTGGCGAACAAGCATCTGCATTCGCAAATGGAATTAGATCAAGTATAGACCGCAAGATAAATGAGGCATGGAACGAAATGGTTGAATTTAACATCAACATGCATGAGTTTATTTATGCGAACAAAGCGGATTACCCAGACTATTTAGGAGAATACCACGACCAGAACTGCAATATATTTTTCAGAAAATCAAATATTTTAGGAATCTAACATGGCAAGAACATATCAATATGAACCCATTGTTTTATCGGACGTTATGAAGTCGATAATTTCAGAGGTTAGTACCAATTTGAGTACTGATATTGATTTGGGTATTCCACAAGTAACCTTTAAATATGGGAGTTGGACTGATATTCAAAATGAATTGATAGCTGATACTAGCGACCCTGCAAAAAAGAATATCAAGTATCCATTGGTTTGTTTGCTAGGAGATTATACTACCAATGAAGAAGGGTTGTCAAACATTGAATTATTAATTGTGGATTTAACCACGAAGAACAAGAAAATGGATGATAGAATCATTGATGTTTACAAACCAGTAATTAATCCGATTTATGCGGAATTGATAGAGGTAATGTCGGTTAGTCCTTACTTCACATTTGTTGGTGATAAGATACCACACCAAGCGGTTAACTTGCCTCACATGGGTTCGACGACAGAGCAGAAAGGGTATATTTTGCCAGACGTTTTGGATGGGAAACTACTCACAAATATGTCGGTAAAAATTGCTAATGACATGTGCGAGGGTTCTTGCGATGGGCATGTTGAAGCCATTATTCATGATGCGATTACAGATGTTCGAGTGGAGGGGTTCGCTACTCCTATTATATCAATTCTGATGGTTGATGCAATTGCTATTAATCCAACTGGGTTAGCAAGTACTTACACATTAGCACTGCCTCTATTTGCTAGCATGCCAATTGTAAAAGGTACTCCTATTCATTATTCGGTTGCAGCATTGCCAGACGCTATTTATGCGTTCACAATTCAGTCGAGCAACGGGGCGGAGTTCCTATTCTATGTAGAGGTTCGGGCAGGCGTTGCTAATTCAGGATTCAAAAACTATGTTTGTCAAGATGTGGCAGAGCTTACATGTATAGGGGATTCTTACTCTTATCGAGTTATACACCTCATCACAATGCGAGGTCATGATATAAACGATTACCAAATTTCATTGAACGGTCCTCCAGTTTATTCTGGCGCGTACCCTTTGCCTTCATTGAATCAAACATTAGAATATAATGTTCTGAATATTCTGTATAATGAGGTAAATGAAATCGAGGTGTTTAATATTAATCGTGACTACTCTATCTACAATAAAATTTATTTACACTATAAAAAAAATTAAAAATTAAAAAATGAATACACTTCAAAACATAGTATGTACTAATGTTCTTGGAAATACAGGCGTTGCAAAATGCGTGTATGATCCAAAGAATATCATTGGTGCAGTACTAGTGCCAGCAGGCACCACATACACACAAACGCAACAAGCAGGCTTATTATCGGTATTGATAGCAGCAGCGAAAGCAAACAGCCCAACAGCTAGAATTTTCCCGATTAAAAGATTTATCGGTATGGAATCCGTTGGTTCTGAAAACGTTTTGACCGATGATGCCTACGGTGGTAAATCGAAATCGAGACAAGGAAAATACGGTTGGGTATTTCAATACAAAAATGGGGGCATAGACCTTCATACAGCTTTAATGTCCTTCGACATGAAAGAAGATTTGTATGACTTATTACTCATTGACGGGGCGAACAACACAATTTGGGGTACAACCAATTCTCCTGGCGTATTTTCTGGCTTCACATTGGAATTAATTGATGTTCAAAACATATCAATTACACCAGAGGATACGATGTACAAAATAGGATTCTATTTGGAAGATCCAGACGAAATTAATTATCGTTCCGCTACATATGCAGTAACTAAGTCAACTTCAATAATCAAAAGCCTTTCGGGGTTATTGAACATTCGACCAATTGTGCACACGGCAAATGTTTCGGGTCTTGTCAAGTTACAATTATTCAATGGTGAGACAAACCTAGCGGATGTTTATCCAACTGAATTAGCTACAGCAGCATTGTACACAGCTATTGCACGTACAACACAAGCAGCGATTACTGTTACGTCTGTAACTTACGCAGCTGCCACGAAATCATTCAATGTTCAACTAGATGCGTCCGATGCAGATTATATCGCAGTGGCAACAGGTGGTTACATTGATATTTCAATAGGTGGAGTTACTGCATTGGAAACAGCATTAGTAATCGGTTACGCTGAAACAACTATCGGGATCACTAAATAATAATTTATGAACACAATAAGATTCAACGGAACATCATTCAATGCAGACTTTATCGCATCTAAATCACAAGGTGAATACGTGCAATGGTGCAACGACAACAACGTACTTAATGAAGAAAAAGCAATTGAACTTCATGGGTTATGTGTTACGGTTGCAAAGCCAAAAAATAAAGCCGATGTAGTAGAAATGATGGAAACCGAAAAAGAGAAACGCAATTTAAAAACATCTAAAAAATAAATTCGGTGGGTGGGCTTAATTGCTCACCCCCTTATTTACCAACTATGACAATACACGAAATGCGAAGACGAGTGAAAGCGGTCAACCTAAATAAAATAGGTGCTAGCATTGTTGTTGATCATAAAGAAGATGTGGTGCAAAAGAATAGAGAGCAATTGTTAAGAGGTGAGGATAAAACCGAATCGAAATTGAGTCCAGAATATGCAAATAAAAATTACTCAAGAAGAAAGAATCAAAGGAACCCATTCGCAGGTTTAGGAACTCCAGATTTGTACGACACAGGTAGTTTTCAAGAAAGTTTTAAATTGAGAATGGATTCAGAAAAGAAGTACACAATTTTTGCAACCGATGAAAAAACAAGTAGATTGATTAAGAAATATGGCAAGAACATTTTAGGCATTGCGCCGAAAAGTAATGAGGAAATGAGACGTGATTTTTTTATGCCAGAATTAAGAAACGGAGTTGCGAAAGAACTATTCAGATAATGCATTACTACACATGTATAGACTGCGAGAGGCGAAGGAATGAAATCAGTAGACAACATATTGCAATGGCTACCGAGGTAAGACAAAAGGCAATACAACAAAAAACAACATACATCATTTATTATGATAAAGAAGATAGCAAATTACGTAACAAAAAACTTGAAGAATTTATTCAAGAAGAAGAATACGTTATCTTCGAATACATCAGTGGCTAAATCATTGCTGTACATGCTACCATTGTCGGTCTTCATCGACATTCAAATAAGTAGTAATTTCAAAGCATTAGCGAAATATATGAAATCTAGTGACTATGACTCACTATGGGAGGAATTATATCAAGAATTTATAACTATCATTACTGGAGGCAATAACGGAGAAAATGAAATCGATAATCAAATAGTCGAATACGGTCGTATCTCAATTGCTAGGGGTTTAATCCGTGTCATTTTAGTTCGGCACACTGAAAAGCTATTTAATATGCTTTACGAATTTGATTATCCATTACCTGTACTTGAGTACAACGATGAAAACGTGGCAAAAGTATTGCGATTATTCACTTCATACTACAAAAGAGATTTTGTGATGTACCAAGCCAGTTTGCCAAAAGAAAAGGACACAATTGTCGAAATAGAACTAGATTATCAGTACTATATGGACACGATTGTAGAAATAAACGGAGGATTAAAAACAAACCTATCTATCGAGACATTAACGGTCGGGGCTTATGCGTCTTATGTTGCTAAGTTCAAGAAATTTATTCTTTCACAAATAAAACAAAACAAATAATATGTTACTATTTTCATTAGGATTTATAAGTGGTTGCGCTGTGTTGATGGTGTTTAGAGTAATGCTTTATAATATCAACAAAAAGGTTGATGAATTAAAAAATGATGTTGGGTAATGGAAAATATAAATGATTTAATAGGGCAGGAGGCATTTGACCAGATCATTAGGCTAGATAAACAGCTTGGTGGCTTGATTAATCAATTCGAGAAATCAGCAAACGCATCGAAGTTGTTGAACAATGCATTGGCAGGGACTACAGGGCATTCTACACGTAAAAAAGCAATTAATGCAACCGCTACGTCCTTACAAAACCTTTCCAATGTAGAAAAGGAAATCATTAAAACAGAGATTAAATTAGCAGATGCAAATGATGTTTTGGCTACCAAACTAGCTCAATTAAAATTAGCTGTAAACGAGCAAAATAAATCAAATAGTGATTATGCCAAAACGAATAAACATACAGAAGGTAGCATAAACCAATTAAGTTTTAAACTTACTGCGATGCGAAAAGTATATGATGCATTGTCGGCATCATTACGAAATTCGCCAATAGGGAAAGACTTATTGCAAAACATTCAAAAAACAGATACAGCATTAAAACAACTTGATGCAACTACTGGAAGGCATCAAAGAAATGTCGGTAATTACGCCAGCGGGTTTAGTGCTATAAATAATTCAGTTTCACAACTAGCGCGTGAGATGCCCGCCTTTACGAATTCGGTTCAAACAGGGTTCATGGCTATTTCTAATAATTTACCCG